TCGGTCTGGTCATGGTACTGGTAAGTCTACAGCAGCATCGTGGGCAATGCTATGGTATTTTTTGATGCATTACCCAAATAAAGTTGTTGTAACTGCGCCAACTTCTAGTCAGCTTTTTGATGCCTTGTTTGCAGAACTCAAGAGATGGATAAATGAGCTTCCAGAGGGCTTGCAGAGCATATTGAATACCAAGTCGGATCGCGTTGAGCATACTTCTGCGCCCGCAGAGATGTTTATATCTGCTAGAACGTCACGCGCAGAAACGCCTGAAGCCTTGGCTGGTGTTCACTCTGAGCATGTTATGCTGGTTGTGGATGAGGCTTCTGGTGTGCCTGAGCAGGTGTTTGAAGCTGCTGCTGGCTCTATGTCAGGCCACAATGCGACGACTATTATGCTGAGCAACCCCACGCGAAGCAGCGGTACGTTTTTTGAAAGCCAGACGCGCATGGCGGATAGCTGGTGGACACGCAGGTGGTCATGCGTAGATAGTCCCTTGGTCAGCGATGAGTTTGTCGATGAGATGCGGCTCAGGTATGGCGAGGAGAGCAATGCGTTTCGTATTCGTGTGCTGGGTGAGTTTCCGCTTGCTGACGATGATACGATTATCCCGTTTCATCTTGTAGAAAATGCTACGCACCGCGATGTGCAGATTGATGAGGATACCAAGTCGGTCTGGGGTTTGGATGTGGCGCGCTTTGGAGCGGATAAGACTGCGCTGTGTAAGCGTCAGGGTCCGATTGTGACTGAGCTTAGAGCTTGGTCTGGGCTGGATTTGATGCAGACTGTGGGTAGAGTTGTTGCTGAGTATGAGGCGTTACCGCCCAGCAGGCAGCCTACGCAGATACTTGTCGATAGCATTGGCGTAGGCTCAGGTGTGGTGGACCGCCTGCGTGAGATTGGCTTACCTGTGCGCGGCGTGAATGTGGCTGAAGCGCCGAGCATGGGCGATACTTATCTTAATCTGCGGAGTGAGCTTTGGTTTAAGACTAAGGGCTGGCTAGAGGATCGCTCATGTAAGCTGCCAAAGAATGACCAACTCATCGCAGAGTTGACCAGTATTCGCTACAGCTTTACTTCTAGTGGTAAAATGAAGGCTGAGAGTAAAGATGAGATGCGCAAGCGTGGTTTAGCCTCGCCTGACTTGGCGGATGCCTTGTGTTTGACGATGGCAAGTGACGCTGCGACTGCGTTGTCTGGCTCGTTTAGCTCTTGGCGAGGCGAAATAAAACGGAATTTGCGCGGAATTGCATAATGTGATACGTTTGCAGCAACATAGGAGGCTTTTATGGCGTATGGATCAAAATCAGGTGGAATGAAGAAAGCTGGCGGCAAGAAGGGCTTTAAACCTTGCGCTGGTTGTCCAACACCTGCAGCGTGTAAGCGTATGGGTAAGTGTCGCGCCAAGATGGGCAAGAAGTAATGGCTGCGGCAAAGAAAAAAGGTTTATGGGATCATATCCATGCAAAACGTAAAAGAATTGCTGCAGGCTCTGGCGAAAAGATGCGCAAAGCTGGCTCAAAAGGTGCGCCAACAGCTAAAGCGTTTAAAGCAGCGGCTAAAACAGCTAAGAAAAAGGTAAAGGGTAAGAAGTGATGTAATGTTTACTGCATTTGTTCTCTTATGCGCTCAGAATTACTGCTTTGCAGTCGGTGGACCTGCGTATAACGATGAGAATAAATGCATAGCGGATTTTATGCAGAATGGCGTTCCCTCTTTGCAGGTGAAATATCCAACGTATACAATCATCCAAGTTAAATGTTATGAATGGGAAAAGCAGGTGAAGTCCTAATGCCGTATTCTAAATATAGTCCAAAGCAAAAAAAGTTAGCCGCAGTGGCTCCACCACGCAAGAAAATTACTGGCGCAGACCTGAAGAAGCTCAGCGCAAAGAAAAAAGGTAAAAAGAAATGAAAGCAGGACAAGCACTGGGATTGCTCGCTGGCTTAGGTGCGTTGAATGCGCTAGGCGGTGGTAGAAATGGCACAGGCAAGCGCTTTACTGGCTTGATGGATATGCTTGACGGTGGCGGTGCTGGCGCATCTGGGGATCGCTTTGAGGGCGGTGGCTTGCTGTCTATGCTGGGTAATTTGTTTGCTAAACCGCTTGAAGCGCAGGATCGTGTTGAGCGAATTGCGGCTGATACGAATGCGACTAAGGCTGTGACAAAAACGCTTGAAGATATGGCTAAAGGTGGCACACTTACATCTCGTCTGGATGGTAAAGATGGCTTGCTTTCGCCTGCGCAAAAAGAACAGATCGTGATGGATCAAATCGTAAACCCAGACGTATATGGTATTGGTCAAGGTGGCGAGTTTGCGGGGTCTATGTTAGCGCCACGTGCAACTACTGCGCAATCTGCAGCGATGGAAGATGCTTATAGCACAACAGCGCCATTACGTCAGCCTGCTGGAACACCGACTGCACCATATGAGCAAACAGGGGCGGTTACTGAAGTTCGCTTTGGTCCACGCGGTGAGCCTACTTCATTGCTTGATACGCGCCAGCAAGCACCGTCACCAGATGAGGCGCGAGTTATGCAAAAAATTGTTGAAGGCAATATGATGCCAAACTTTATGGACATGGAGCCTTATTTACAACGTGCTTATGTAAGCCGATTAATTGAGCTGGGTTACTAATGCCTAAAGACCCCCGCCTCGCCCGCGCTGGAGTATCGGGTTATAATAAACCCAAGCGTACTCCAAGCCATAAAACCAAGTCACACGTTGTTGTGGCTAAAGAGGGCGATAAGGTAAAGACGATACGCTTTGGTCAGCAGGGCAAAACTGGCGATAAGACTATGACAAAGCGTGCTAAGTCATTTAAGGCAAGGCACGCTAAAAACATTGCCAAGGGTAAGATGTCTGCGGCGTATTGGGCAAATAAGGTGAAGTGGTAATGGCTATTACAACCTATGCAGAACTAAAGACAGCGATAGCCAACTGGCTAAACCGCGATGATCTTACAAGTGTTATTCCTGACTTTATCAGCCTTTCTGAAGCTGACATGGAGCGCAAGATACGTCATTGGCGTATGGAAGAGCGCAGCACGGCAGCGCTAGATGCGCGATACACGCAACTGCCGCAGGGCTTTTTAGAAGCGATTAGGTTTCACCTAGATGTGGATGAGCGCCCGATTGAGTTAGTTACGCCACTATCTCTGCAGACTTACAGAAGGAAGAGTGCTGATACGTCTGGTCGCCCTCAGTATTATTCTGTGGTTGGCGGTCAGCTAGAGGTTTGGCCCACGCCAGATGCGTCCTACACTGGTGAGCTTTACTATTACGCAAGAATAACGCCGTTGAGCGACAGTGCTACATCCAACTGGGTTTTGCAGTATTATCCTGATGCGTATCTGTATGGCGCTTTAATGCATTCAGCGCCTTACTTGGTAGACGATCAGCGTGCGGCAACGTGGGCTTCGTTGTACCAAAGTGCAATAAGTGGTATAAACTCAAACAATGACAAAGCTAAATTTGGCGGCTCTGGGCTGCGCATGCAGGTCAACACATACTAGGAGAAACACATGGCAACCATATCAGATTATGTATTGGATGCAGCGCTGTCTAAGTTAGACACAGAAGCCAATCGCATAGACATTACATCGCAGGAAGTAACAAGCTACACAGAGGCGACTAGCACATATACGCTAGGCAATAGCACCTCAGTTGCATTTGGCGCACCGCAAGATGGTGATACGTCAGGCCGCAAGACAACATGCGCAGCTATTACGGATGGCAGCGTTACTGGGTCTGGCACGGCAACACACTATGCAATTAGCGATACATCAAACACGCGCCTGCTTTGCACTGGCTCACTAACAACATCGCAGAGTGTGGTTTCTGGCAATACGTTTACCGTGACAGCATTTGATGTAGAAATTCCTGATCCTTCATAAGTAGGTGAAATATGGTTGTTTTAGCCAACAGAGTTAAGGTAGCTACGGCAACCACTGGTACTGGTGTAATTACGCTAGGTAGCGCCATAACGGGCTACCAATCTTTTGCTGATGGCGGTGTAGCTAATGGTGAGACTGTTCGTTACACGATAGAAGATGGCGATAACTGGGAAATCGGCACTGGCACTTACACAGCTTCTGGGACAACGCTTTCACGCACAGTCTTAGAAAGCAACAACGCAGACAACGAGATTAACCTGTCTGGCGATGCGGTTGTGTTTGTCACGGCGGCGGCTGATGATATACAGCAACCACCATCAGAAGGTGCATTTGCTAACGGTGATAAAACCAAGCTAAACGGCATTGAAAGTGGTGCTACTGCCGATCAGACTGCTGCTGAGATACGTACTCTTGTAGAAAGTGCGACTGACAGTAACGTATTTACAGATGCAGACCATACGAAGCTCAATGGCATAGAAAGTGGTGCTACTGCTGATCAAACTAAGGCAGACATTGATGCACTGAATATTGATGCAGACACAGTAGACAGCCTTCACGCAAGCCAGTTCTTGCGCAGTGATGCCGATGATACTTACACAGGTGTTATAACGGGAAATCAGTTACACCTTGGTGGAAGCCAGATCACGGCATCTAGTGCTAAACTACAAGTAAACGGTTTTCAACGTACAGGTACGATCTACTTACATGAAGGCGCAACAGCAGGTGCTACCAACTATGCTCTAGAAACAGTAGGTTCAGAATTAAGGTGGAACACTAGCAAGATTTGGACTTCTGGCAATGACGGCTCTGGCAGTGGGCTGGATGCTGACACCGTTGATGGTATTCAGGCAAGCAGCTTTTTGCGTAGTGATGCTGA